TGTCCGTAGCTCGTGCCGTACTCGACGCGCCGACCCCGCCCAAGAATGTTCAGAGTAGACTGTTCTTGTTCGTCGGCGAAGTCGTCCGAGGTGACGTGATGGAGCTTGAAGTTTAGCTCGGGCTGGCTGGGGACGACCAGCCAGTAGTCGGGCGCCATGCCGGTTGCATCGAAGAAAGCGAGAGAGTACGCCGACTCGTTCAGCCCAGCGAACTCGTTGACAACTTGAGACACTCCGTACTCAAGATCACTATTAGCTGGAGCCAGGTAGTCGTAAATGGTTGTGAGTGTGCCGGTGTAGATTCGCTCCCAAACGGAGGCGCCAACAATCCGGCGGTAAACGCGCCACTCGAAAAACAACAAGTCAATCGGCGAGGCCGACCAGTCGAGGAGCATGCGAGCCAGGTTGGTGAATTGTGTGCCGTCAATCGCAACCGCAGGGATGGAAGGAGCCACGAAGACAGCGGTGAAGTCAGCGGACGCACTTCCGACGACCCCTAGGGAGTCGACGACCGTGATTGTGACCCTGTAGTTGGTGGACAGAAGCAAGACCGGCGTGGAGGGAGCCCAGGAGCTTGCCATGGACGAGATGACGCCGGAGTCGACAACAGTCGTACCCGAGGAAACCAGAGCGACCACCACCCTGAAGCTGGCCTGAGTTGTGCTGGAGAAAGCAGTTGACCAGGCGAAAGCGGGAGCCGACCCGCCGATGGTTGGGCCGGATGGATTACTTATGGTGACGACAGGGGCAACACGGAGAAAGAACGAGGCGTCGAGGGTCCATGGTCCGAAGGTTCCGTCCAAGTCGGCGACTCGAACCCGCCATCGCAGGAGAACGTCCCGCCAGGATGCGTCAAGACCCGCCATGGTGCGCTGGGTAGCAGTGCTTGCGACATCCCCGCTGGCGATCAGAGTCCCAGCTTTATCAGATGACTTCCAAAGTTCAACTTCGCATCGAGTTTGACTGTCGTCCGGGCGGGGGTCAGTGAAGTCCCAATCGAGCGTGATCGAGGTTCCTGGGTAGGCGAAGTTGGCGCCGCCCGAGTAGGAAGCCAAGACGGCCACCGGGGGGTGAGTGATGGTGAAGCCCGCCGAGTTCGCCCACAGCCCGAAGATGTCCCCGCTGTTGAGGGTCTGACCAACCTTGACGTAGGCGCGAAGAGTGTTGCTTGATGGCGTAGGGTTCGCTGAGACCGAAAGAGCGCTGCCGGTCAGCAGACCCGAGTCCCAGTAAGCCGTTGAAGTCTCCGGGTTGAATCCACCCGCTCCGTACTGAGCGGCCGTAAACAACTTAACGTGATGTCGCGTCTGAGGCCCGCCGCTTGCGTCCAAGGTGTTTGTCCAAGATATCGGAACCGCAATGGACAGCGTGTAGGGATTTGGCGTGACGGCGGTGACGAAAGTGATCGGCGGCACGATGTTCAGGTCACGTTCACGAAGAATCGTGAACGGGCTACCAGCACCGGACGTCCACACGATGCCGTGCCCGTCGCCCTCATAGCCGCGCTGCACCGACATCGTGTTTGGTGTGGCTGTCGTTGCCTCGATCGTCGTCCACGTGTCGAACGTCCCAGCCGAACGGTTGTAATTGAGGCGTCGCACATCGCCTGACGTCGTGCCAACGGCGTAGATGCGTGCGTCGGCGGCGGCGTTGGCAACAGCGATCGACAATGACGTAATCGTCCCGTCGCTCAGGGCTGTTGGCGTCCGGCTCGTGGTGACGGTGTCAGCGGCGTCCCGCTCGTACCACTTGACAACTGCGGGGTTGCTGTCGGTGAACGCCATTACGAAGCGGGAGCCGTCGAAGATGCCGGTCAGTGGACGCCCTGTCGGTGGGTCCGTGGAGTCAATGACTTGCTCCGCTCCATTGGTGCTGTAGATCCCCGGCGTGGCACCTTCCGTAAATCTCTTCGATGATGTACGCCCCGCGGTACCCCGACCCACAACGAAAATTGACGGCACGCCCGATGCGGTTTTTCCGTCCCCGGTGTGAGACCAGTCGATCGCAATTTGTTGCTGTACCGAACCATTCGGGTTATGGATGACCCTGCTGTCTTCTATTCTGCCAAGAGTCGTGGCGTCGACACGAAACATGTGCATACGGGAGTACTGATTGCCGCTCTGGGATGCGATGCACGCCGTGTAATAGGTCGGTGTGCCGGTTCTCTTGGCAACGCACAGATCAATCCCGTTCACTTGTTCGTCGTTGGTGAACAAGGCTGGGGAAACCCAGGTTGACGTGGAAGTAAGAGCGGACGTCGTGCGCTGCATGAACGCAGCGCTCGCACCGTCTGATGTGGCGAACCAGGCCCAATCGTTGTCGGAGATCACAAACGAACCGCAGATGCCCGTTGCGCTCGCCGAGATCCGAAGGTTCGTGTTTTCCGCCCATGTCCCGCCGTCGTTCGATGAATACCAGAACGTCCACCGGGTGTTCGCCAGATCGTAAGCGGCAACCCAGTCGACGCCCGCCGAGTCAACGGCGTGGAGACGACCGCCACGGGTCGCAGTGATCGACGTCGATGTTGTGACTGTCGTTGACATCAGGGCCTACCTTCCAGCCAGGGCTTCGATGTTGGCGATGAATCGCTCTGCGTCGTCGCCGCTCTTGATGTTCGGGAAGCTTAGGTCGCCGTTCACGTTGATGATCGTATCTCCGCCGACCCCGGCGCCACCGGATGAGCGAGCAGCCAGCGGGGTCACCTGAACCGCTTCGTTGTGCAGGCCCTCGCCGATGCGGAACAATGAGCCGCCTCGCGACTGCGGGACAACGAAGCCACCCTTGGCGAGAGCAGCGTGGACGTGGTTGATGTGCTCCCCCATGAGCTTGCTGGAGAAGGTGTGGTCGCGCCCACGGAATACGTTCTTGGCTCCGGGTCCACCGTAGATCATCTCCTTGAGGTTTGGCTTGTAAGCGTTGTAGATTGCGTGGTTGATCGCCCGGAGATCGCGAGGGCTGTAGTTGATCATGCCGCTCGGGCCGGACAGGTCGATGGCGCGATCCCTGCCGTGCCAGGACGGCTGACCAGTGTTCCGGGTGATGGCGCCAGGACGGAAGGTGCTGAGTGTCTTGAACGGAATGCCCATCTGTTGGAGGAGCTGCGGGATGACCCTCCAGGAGCCAGCTCCCTCTCTTGGTGCTGGCGGAACCCGACGAGCGGCCTCTTCGTTCCAGGCGTTGCCAGAGCCAGTGACCCAGCCGTCGACGGCACCCAACATGCTGCTGCCGATGTTCCTCATGAACTCGACGGGGATCTTGTTGATACCTGCTTGAGCAAGTTCCTTGAAGGGCTTCCATGCGAGAGCGATTGCGCCGTCCTTGATTATCCCGCCAACTGCACCAACGGCGTTCTTCGCTGTATTGAATCCACTCGATATGGCCCCGCCGATACCGAAGACGTCCATGTTGGATCGACCGTGCTGGTCCTCACCGAAGACGTGACCCAGCTCGCTGTAGAGACCACGAGCGCCCTTGCGGTAGCGCGGGTCGGTGGGGATCACGTATTCGGGATGGATGTTGGAGCCTTCGCCCACGATGGCGCGAGCCTGGTTGACGGTGCCACCCATCTTGCCGAGCACGCCACCCTGAGCCATCATGCGGGGGCTGTTACCTCCGCCGCCGCCGCCTCCCCCTCCTCGGCCGCCCAGCATTGCGTCGGCCCCGGAGAAGTCAAGGTTGACCTGGATGCCACTGAGATTCAGCTTGGTCATCTCGCTCACTCGTGAGCCGATGCCCAGCAGCCCGGCGACGGCGTTGACCCCCCTGGCAAGAAGATTGAAGCCACTGATGGTGGCGTTCACGCCGCCCTCGATGATTGAGATGATGTTGTTCCAGACCGTTCCGAAGATCGTTGCGATCGCACCGAGCACCGGCTTGAAGACGCTGTTGTAGAGCCAGTTCATGGCCGTATCGACCGGACCCAGCATCGCTTTGAAGCCACTGAACAAGGGCGACAGCACGCCATCCCAGACGCCCTGGACGGCTTCCCCAATGGCGCCGAAGATCGGCTTGAAGACGCTGTCGTGTAGCCAGGAGACCCTGCCCGAGATCCAGCCGAAGATGGTTGTGATTTGCGTCCACAGCCACGAGAAGACTCCACCCAGGATGCCGATTGCGCCACCGATCCAACCGAACACCGTCGAGATGACTCCCCAGGCGGTCTGGATTGCCAAAGTTATAAGCTTCCACTGAATCTCAGCCAGCACCCGGAGCAACTCGAACACCGGAATCAAGCGACCAATAACGGATTCCTCGATGAAGCCCCAGACTTCCTTGATGACCCCCCAGGCGATCTGTATTGCCTTGGATATCAAGTCCCAGACGACTTGGACAACTTCCCAGATCAACTCGAACACCGGAATCAAGTTATTGACGGCGTACTCCTCGATGAAGCTCCAGACTTCTTTGATGACACCCCAGGCGATCATGAGGGCGTCGGACATCAAGCCACCCAGAGTGGACAGGGCGTCCAGGATGGGTTGGATGATGTGCTCCTGCGTCCAGCCCCATATCTGCGGCCCGTACTCGGTGAACACGTAGTACAGGGCACCCAGCGCCACCCCGAATGGCCCCATGCCAAGTAGAACGGCCCCGGCCAGCAGTTTGCCCCAGTTCTCCTTGACCCAGTCGATCGGCCTCATGAACATTGCCTTGAGCCGGTCCAACTGCTCTCTAATACCGGCGAACAAGTCCATGTCGCCCATGCCCTCGAACATCTTATTGATCTCATCCTGCATGTCCTCGTTGAAGGCTTCGATCTCAGCAAGTCCGCCTTCTCGGCCGAGGATGGGGCCACTCACGTCGCCTTCGTAGTCGAGCCCGGCAGCGGCGTCGAACAGGGAGGTTCCATCAGCAGCGCCAGCGGCAGCATCCGCAGCGGCCTTGGCGCTCGTGGAATAGCCGTCCATGGCCGACTCCATGTCCCGGATGAGACCGACGATGTCGCTGTAGGCCGACTCTAGGCCGTCGAGACGATCCTGCTCGGCGTCGAGCTGATCACCGATGGCATCGCGAGTGGCCGTTGCCTGATCGAGCACAGCGATAGCGGCCTCCTCGGCCTCCTTGAGCGCAGCGTACTGCTCCTCCAGGGAACCGATGATTCCTTGCTGGGCGAGAATGCCCGCAACGATGTCGTCGAAGTCCATCTCGGCGATCCCGTTGACCAGCTTGTCGATCTCACGCAACAAGGGGTCGAACGTTATCGACTTGGTCAGCTCAAGGAATCGACCCTCGATGTCCAGCTTGTCGAGCGCATCACTGATGGTGGTGATCTCGGTGGCGATGTCACCCATCGAGCCGCGTTGGGCCTCCAGGGCGGCGATCTGATCGTCGTAGACGCCCAGGATGTCGGAGCCAGCACCAGCGAGACGGAGGCTACCTCGCTCGCCCCTCACCATCTCCAGCTCACCGTTCAACTTGGACATCTTGTCTCGGATGCCGTCGATGGTGTGGCCAGCTCGCTCGAAGTTCAGAAGCTGGAGGTTCAGCTCCTTCTGCGCCATGCTGTTAGCGAAGATTTGATCCTCCATGGCCGTCATGCCCCTGATCGGGGTCGACGCCAGCTCGTCCAGGCGGTCGCGAGCGGCGCCGAGATCGTCGGACACTCTCGACAGGCGGGAGCGGATTGCTTCCAGCGAATCGGCCGCCTGGTCGACTTTCAGCGATGCGGCATCGAACTGTGCCCCCAAACGCGCCACGAGGACGCCCTGAGCTGCGATTTGCAGCGTCAAACCGGGCAGAACGGCCTCCAGGGCCAGAATGTCCCGCATGAGCAGCTTTGCGCCCGCTCCAGCGGTGGGGGAGAACCCAGCGACGTCCTTGACCTTCTCATTCAGCTCGGACTCCCGGAAGCCCTTGATGTCGGGGGCGTTGGTGATCTGGAAGTCGTTCAGCGAGGAGAGCGAGCGAGCAATGATCGCCGGGACGGTCTTGAGGCGGGCGTACTCATCCAGGATGGTGCTGACGCCAGCTCGGACGTTGTCGACGAGCGAAGGCGAGTGTCGCTGGAACGGATTCAGGTAGGAGAGCAAGTCGACGATGACCTTTATCGCTCGACCCAGCACGCCGATGGCCGCCCGCATGACGTCGGCGATGAACCTCGGGAACTTGGCCAGACCGCCCATGATTCGCTTGAATGCCCGAATGAACGGATCTTCGATGTCCGTCTTGAGGATGAGAATGATCGCAGCAGCAACGGCGGCAATGACGGCGACGACGACCCAGATGGGGGCGCTGATCGCTGCGGCAAGTGGGGCCAGTGCCTTCAGCATTGTGATCACAATTATCCGGCCCAACCAAACCACCATGGCGCCGATCTTGCCGAGGCCCGTGATGAGGGCGCCGATCGGCTTGCCGATTCCGAACAGCAGCCTGCCGAACGTGGCGAACGTACCGATCAACTGCATCGTCGAGCCAACCAAGGAGAGCATGGGGCCGACAACGGCGACCAGGACCAACCCGTACAGAATCATCTTCTGAGTGCCGGGATCGAGGTCCGAGAAGGCTTGGGCAAGCTGACGGATGAGATTGACGAGCGAGAAGATGGCGGGCATCAGGGGGATGAATGCGCTCGCCATCGCGTTCTTAATCGAGTTCGTCATGATGTCGAACTTGCGTGGGGACGAGTCCAGGACGGTCATCAGTTCGTTCCGGTAGACGTCGGCGACGTTGACCGCCGCATTGCTCGTGACGTCAAGAGCCTTGGCGTAGTTGCCGCTGGCGGACGCCATGTCCTCCATCAGCACGGTGAAGCGGTTGACCTGGAATCGGCCGGCAAGTGTGCTGGCGGTGAAAGCCTGCTGGGCATCGCTCAAGTTGTTCCACTGCCCGGCGATTCGCTCCATCTTGGCGGTAGCCGAAGCGCCGAGCCATTCGGGGTCGGCGACGGTTATGCCGAGGTTCGCCAGTGAATCGGTCATCTCCTTCGTGGGCTTGACGAGACGAGAGAAGATGGTCTTGAGTGAGTTGCCCGCCGTGGACGCACTGCCTGTGGCTGGCACGAGGGCGGCAGCCATGGCGCCGAGTTCACGGATGTTGACGCCAGCACTCTGGGCGGTTCCACCCGCCTTCTCGAAGACGGTCAACAGACCCTGCATGTCGATGGCGGTCTCGTTCTCGATCGCGTTGAGCTGCGCGAGCGCCATGGTGAGTTCGCTCACCTCGCCGTTTACGGCGATCGTCGAGAGTCGCCAAACGGACTGGACAGCGATCAAGGATTTGGCGGCAGCCTCGGCATCAAGCTCGCCAAGGATCATCAGCTCCAGACCAGCTCGGGTGTTGTTGGCGAGCCCGACGCCCGAGGAGCCAGCACTTGCAAACGCCGAAGCGAGGTCGATCACTTCGTTCTGGGCGACACCGAACCGGGTGCTGAGTAGCTCGAAAGACTTTGACAGTGCGTCGGTCTCCAACTTGAGCTTGCTCTGGTCCTCGCCAAGGTCGCCGTAGACCTTGCGGACCTGGACCATGGAGCGCTCGATGTCCTGGTTGAACTTGAAAAGCGCTGCACCCACCAGGGCCAGAGGGAGGGTGAAGTTGTACATCAACTGGCGACCGACCCAGTTGATGTTCTTGCCGTAGTTGATGATCTGGCTCGACGCCAGATTCTTGGCAAAGTGGAGATTGGACGTCGACGCAGCAGCGGTTGCGGCGTTGAATGCCCTCGTGCCGGTGGTGGCAGCGGCAGTCGCGGCGTTGGCCCTGCCCGCTGCTGCACCAACGGCACCCATCGACGCGGCGACAGCGTTGAGCTGCTGCTGGGCCTGCTTTCCAGCGGCCCTGATGATGATGTTCAGGGTTGCGTCCATGAGTTACTTCCTCTTAGCATTCCTGGCCTCCATGGCCCGACGACGATTTGCGGCTTTGACCCTGATCTGATCAATAACCATGAAGTCATCCAGCATCTTCGGATGTTGTTCGTAGATCCCGCCCCCGTTGGGGAGGTGATTCCTCTTCATCATCTGACACTGAAGGAAGAGCCTAAGTGACTCATGAATCTTGCCGCTTGTGGGCTTGTTTCCGAAGTACTGTTCAGCCTGTTCGGCTAGGACTCTTTTCCCTCGTCTTCCAACACCTTCTTCTCACGCAGCTCGGTCAGCTCTGCAATCTGCTCGTCGATGTCCTCGATGGTGACGTCGCCCACGAGCCACGGGTTCTTGTCGCGCACGTCCTTCTCGACACGGTCGATGACGGCGGGTGGAGCGCTCTCCAGGAATGCGTTCCGGTTCGTCACGTTGTAGGTGAGTGGCTGGATGTTGCGGCTCTTGTCCGCTCGGACGAGATTCCAGCCAACGATGGCCTCCTCCAGCAGTGCATGGCGCTCGTCGCCGGTGGCCATCTTCATGAAGGCGTCACCGCTCTTCTGGAGACGAACCTCGCGGTTGACGCGGTTCATGTACTTACGGCGGGCGCCCTCGTTGAGCGTCTTGTGCTCGATGTAGGAGATCCCGTCAGCGAGGAGAACGCGATGCGTCTCCTCGAAGCCGAAGTAGTCGACCTGGACGTGCTGCTCGGTCGACACCCCCGCCGCCTTCATGGCGTCGAGTGTGCGCTGTTGGCGCTCCAGCTCCATCGTCTCTTCATCTTGATCTGTATCCATGGTTGGTCCTCCTGTGACCTTGTGGGTTTTGTTTGAGATGTCAGTTGACGGTGGCGTGCGAGTTCCGCACAGCGGCCGTCAGGATCGGGACGTTCGGGTTCGGGCGCACGGCGCGAATCTCGATGTCGTGCTCCAGGATGTCGTCGCCGCTCGGGTCGACCGAGAACGGAGCGATGATCGCCGCAGGAACCGTGACGATCATGGAGTACTTGACTCCGGCCGTGGCGCCGGGAATGTCCTCGAAGGATGAGACCGTGATGACGACGTCGTCCTTGAACGACTGCCCGAGGGGAACGGTCGCTGCGGGCGAGCCCCACATGCCGGTACGCCACAGGGCCGCGTCCTCGGGTCGAATCGTGACCGACATCGTCACTTCGCGACGCTTCTCAGAGATGTCGCCGAGGAAGAGTGAACCCAGACGGAAGTCATCGTCCTCGATGTTGTTGTTCACGTCGAAGCTGAACGACTTGGCGGGAAGGTTGGCACCGTTCCATGCCACGGTGATGTTCGTGCCGACGATCAGCGGGCTGGTGTCGACGCGACGGTCTGCGAGAGCGGTTGCAGTGGTGGTCTCTTGGCGGAGAGCAGTGAGACCGGCGGTTGCCATCAAGTAGCCGTTCGAGTCGGCCTCCATGTGGAAGGTGCTGATCTTGGCGTCCGTGTACCTGAAGATCTGGTACCCATTGGCGATGCGCTCCTCGACCGACAGCCAGGGCAGCTCGCCATCCGTGGGGGTGATCGTGTGAGTGAAGCCGGTACTGGCCGTACCGGCCGTACTAACCGCGCCCAGCGAGCCGCGAAGCAGCAAGGCGATCGACTCCATGCGGGCGTACATGTCGTACTCACCGGAGTAAGAGATCGGGCCGAGCTGGGCGTCACTGACGTCGCGATTGCCGCCGATCTCGGGGTCCGGGATCATCAGCTCGCGATTGCCGCCGAGCGCACCGGATCGGGTCTGGAGAAAGACACCCTGGTTCGGCGACACGGCGCCGGGGTCCATGTAGGTGCCCTTGACCGCCTGGGTCTTGATGCCGACATGGCCACTCTGAGATTCGAAGCCCATCTAGATCACTCCTTGTTCTTGGACGCGGGGGTCGCGCCGACTGGTGCTGAAGCCACGACGGGCTCGGCGGGCGGGGCAGCCACGGGAGGGGTGGCGGGCTCGGCTGGTGCGGGAGAGATGCTCGCCCGCAAGCTGGCCAGCTCCTCCTGGAGCGATCGCTCCTGGACAGTGAGCTTGGCCATGGCCATGCCGCGCTCCTCGTTGGCCATGCGCTCGGAATCGGCCAGGCGAACCTCGGCGATCTCGTCGCGAAGGCCAGCGATGCTGTCCCTCTTTGCAAGAATGTCTTCCTCTGTGGCCATGATGCTCCTACTGCGTGGTTTCCGTGGTGATGGAGAACTCTGTCTTGGCAAGATACAGGAACCCGATGGTTGCTCGGGATGCCATGTACTCTTGCCGTAACACGTCGTACTTCAGGACTCTTTCGATCGTATTCATGAAGGTTTCTGATTGCCCGACCAAAGATACATGAAAGGCGGCGTCTCGGTACAGTATTGCGCGGATTGCCTTGGCGTCCAGCGAGTAGAGCGCCCGGCCGATTTCGGTGTCGGCGTGGATGACGATGTTCTGAATCGTGATCCTGTAGTTGCTCTGGTACGGCTCCCGGTTGGCTGCGCCAATCAACTTATCGTCGGGGTCAGCCGTCCAAGAGTCGGGAAAGACGCCGATCGTTCGGGATGAGTCCATGGGACTTACGGGTCGCTTCACGATCGTGAACTCGTTCCCGACGTTAAGCACTCGTTCGAGAGATTCGGCGATGACGTCGACGAAAGACATCGGTATCAAGATCACGGGATCATCCTTCCCGCCCCGTACATGCCACGGATGACGGTGATGACGTGCATTTGAAGCTTCTTCAGGATCGCAGCTGTATCGGTGGCGTCAAGGGCGAGAACCGGGCGAGCCGGTGTGGTTGTCGTGGCGCCACCGAACATTGCCGTTGACTCTGTCTTGCCGAACTGAGCGGTCTCGATCTTGGTGGCCATGATGTCGTCGCCCTGGCGTCCGGGGACGTCGAGCGAGGTCACGACGCCCACCGAGATGTCGAACTCGCTGAGGAGGTGATCACGCAGGTCGCCGGTACGGACGTTGATCGCGTTGTCGTCGGTCTGGCCCATCTCGTGACGGATGCGGCGGCTGGTCTCGGTGAGGGGCGCCCAGTTGCCCGACGCTGCGTCACCGTTGCTGTCGAACCGGTCAATGATGCGATCCTGGAGAAACGGATGAGCGCTGTCCCGCATGAACACGCCCAGCATCGGTGGCGATACGGCGAACTCCGCCATCGCAAGAAGTTGATTGACGGATGCCTGCTGCACTTCCAAGCGAATCGCCACGGGCATTACAGGCGCTCTTCTTCCATGCCGGGATACCAAGTCGTGATGGGAACACCCTGTTCAGTTGGCGTCATGAAGTTCAACTCGAACAGGCGCACTGCCGACACTTCGTCACGGTTCCGAGCGGTAGGAACGCGAGCCATCGGGTCGGCAACCTCGGCGTCGATCACGACACCGCGTGGGACGCCGTCGCCGTCGACTCTCTCCGCCCCCACCAAGACGACGTCACCGTTTGCAATGGCCATCAGCTCCATGTGAGCTTCCTTGACGAGCTGCATGGCGTAGGCGTGGATCGAGGTGTCACTGTGGGCGACGGTGGCGGCCATGATGATCCGGCCGGATGCAAGCTTGCGATGGATGGAGCGGATCAAAGAGCCCTGGCCGTTGGGCAAGCCGTCGACGTCGACGGGCACTCGATAGATGACGCCTAGCTTGGAGTCGATCTCCTCGGCCGTCATGGCGATGTACTGGATCGGGTTGATCGAAGCAGGAAGCGAGTTGGTCAACTCGCCGAGCAGAAGGCCGGAGGTCTCAACGTAGCTCATCGCTCAATCCTTCCGTAAGCGCAATACGAGGGCAGCCCGAAGGCTACCCTCGTATCACTTGGTCCGTTCACTCCGATTCGGAGAGGGGGTCGACGAGGGTCGACCGGTTCTTGCCGTCGAGTTCGGCCTCCAGGATCGCGTCGCGCTCCTCGGGGTTCTGCTCGACGTATCCCAGCACCTCTTCGACGCTGTAGTCAGCGGGATCGTAGGCGTCGGCGTCGTCGTCGTCGTCGTCGGCGGCGTCGAGAAGGTTGCCCTTCCAGTCGCGCTTGATCTCCGGAGCCCGACATGCCTCGTCGTGGTCGATCTGAAGCTGCACCAAGTCGTCGATTGGGCCTGGAGTGCGAGCCGGGCTGTCGATGTTGGCGTAGATCGGATCGACACCGACGAAGACGTCAGTCGTGTCACCATCTGGGGTGGGGGTCTCGTCGCTCATGGCGCCAGAACGTCCATCGTGAAGGTGAGATCCATGTGCGGGAACACAGGGAAGGCCTTGATGCCGGTGCCACGGTTGTAGCCCCATGGATCGACCGTCTCCTGCTCCCACTCGTAGAAGCCGGACTGCCAGTTGCTTTCGGCGTGCGGGCTGGTGAGCGTGCGGCCCAGACCCAGCTCGTTGCCGATGTCGGCGACGTCGTTCTCGTCCGGCAGGAACAGGATGCGGTTCTGCGGGAAGAACCGGTTGTTGGTGACGGTCGTGCTGCCCACCGGACGAGTGCGGTAGACCGCGTCGTACTCGATGAACGAGACGCCGGTCTGGCGTGACACCACGTCGATAGCTGCCTGTCGGCCCCAGCCGTCCATGATGTAGTTCATGTCGACGGGGTCGGCACCGGCAGCACCTGAACCCACCATGCCGCTTCGGGCGATGAACCGGTCGCTGTTCATGAACGAGTTCAACACCTTGCGGCTGGTGAGCGCACGGCTGATTCGGACACCGTAGGTGTCGAACATGAACTCCTGGACGGCGAGGATCTCGCCGATCGGGTCCGAGGTCGTGAGGCTGAACAGGCCGCCCGAGGGAGCCTGCGCCTGCTGGCCTGCTGGTCGGCTGTAGTCCACGGAGAACTTGATCTTGCCGTCATCGTAGGTGATGGCGCCGGTCGACATGGCCGACATGATCAAGTGCTCGATGCGGTTGTCCAGCTTGCGGCGGCGGAGTGCGTCCTCACGGGCCAGCTTGGCCTGGAAGTCCGCCACGAGGTTGCCGACCGTGAGCGGGAGCCGGGTGTCCCCGAGCGCTGCCTGGACGAGCTGGTTCTCGCGGTACTTGGTCACATCACTGGACGTGTAGTGGTCCTTGTGTGCCCAGTCCACGACGCTCGCACGTCCGGTGCCACCGAAGAGCAGATCCTTCTGCGCCAGCTCGGACTCGGCGTCCTCGGCCCGTGCGGGGGCGAGACCATCGGTGGTCGGCTTGGCGTACTCGAAGATCACGTCATCCGAAGCAACGTCCATGAAGGGGAATAGCTGCAACCCGATGTGGGTCTTGGGGGGCTCGATCTCTCGAATTGCCCCGAGGGCCACTTCCTTGCGGACGAGGCGGTTTGTGGTTACTAACATGGTTCGCTACCTCTATCGGAAGGTGATGGTTGGGACGGCGGCAGTGACTGCCGTGCGTGTGGGGGTGCTCATGACGGCCTGGACGTTGGTGGCGTGATGCAGGCACCACGCAGCGACGACCGCTGCCTCGTAGACCACGGCGATGTCGACGTCGCGCTCTGCGAGCTGCCACGGGACGAACGAGTCGGCGATGCCGACGATGTTGGCGCCAGTCTGACGACCATCGGTTGCGGCGGCGTCGAACACCCCGATCTTGCCCGACTCGCCACCGGAGATGATCCTCGCCATGACGGTTCCGGGCTGGAGCACCTTGACCGCCACACCGTCGACCGTGACGTTGGTGGGGAACGAGGCAGCCGAGACCGTGAAGCTTTCGGTCTTGATGTCCTGCGTCGAGCGCAGGTACTGGTTCTTGCCGAACGGAGTCCGAGCGGCCTTGTTGGTTGAGAAGGATGGCATTGCGTTGGCTCCTTACGCCTTGGCGTTCTTGATGGTCTGGAGTTCGATGAACGAAGCCATCTTGGAGATGGACTCATCCGTGGCGCCGCGTGCTCGGTGGCTGGCGACGATCCCTTCCAACACCGAGACCCGGTCG